CGGTGTCGCGTTAGCAAATTGAGTTAAGACGTCTTTGATCATGGGTGTTCTCCTTCTTTACACGACGCGGGCTTCGGTGTTGAGCAAGGCGTCCGTGCGCGCCACGGGCACCTCGTCGAACATCATCACGCGCTTGCCGGCGACCATTTCCATGGTCAATGTTGAACTCTTCACCTTGGCGACGATTTGACGACGGAGGAACTGGCGGACCTTGCGATTGACCAGGAAGAACGGCTCGCCGTCGGTCAGGTTTTGCGCGAGCTCGAGCGCCTGGGTCATAAGATCAATAATGTCTGCGCCGCTTGCTGCGTCTTTCGTTAGCAAAGTTTGGTCCACATTGGCTATTCGCACGCCAAACCGCCAGTCCGGAACTGCCAGGCCAACGTCCCAGGCGTAGTACGTTTTGTACATTTCCAAGAAGCCGTTGTTGATTCCACCGGCGGGCGTCGGCGCGTTCTGCAGCGTAAACCGGCCCTGATCCTCCATCGTCAACCCAACCTTGGAACCTTTCGGATAGAACGGGAATATGCTGTTCGGGCCAACAACCAGCAACCAGATCGAGGTATTCGTGGAGCCAGTGCCGCCGGCGTCGATGACGTTCTGCGCCGATTGCGCCGTCGCCTGGCTCACCGTGCTGTAGCGCGGGCTCAGGCCGGTAAACCGTTCCGAGTTGACTGCTTCATCCCCGTAAATGAAGTTTGAGGCGAACGCGTTGGAAAACGCTTGCAGCTTGGCGCGATCCTCGTTGGCTCGGAACTTGGAGCTGTTGCCGTTCAGGTCGGCCATTTCCTTGTCGACGATCGAATACGCGCGCATCATTCCTGCAGCGTCGGTGACTTTCGCCGTCGTGCCCCAGGTCGGCTGCACGCCCTGATACCAGGAGCGCCAGGTCACATCGGGAATTCCCGTGCGTTGGTTGTATTGATGGCCCGTCGGAAGGTTGCCTTCCTGGAATGGCAAGTACTCGATGAAGTCGTTCGTGTTCTTTAGGATCTCGGCAACGTCCATGATCCCGCCGTTCGGGTCCATCTCGTTGATCAGATCGATCATGTTGGGAAACTGCGCGGTTGGTGTTGGCATAGCCCCTCCTTGGGCGTTGAAATCTTAATTCTTAGGGCCGCCGCCATAGAGGCGCGAGCCCCACGGTTTCGGACCGCCGTCGGAGCCGTCGCCGCCATTCGGCGGGCTATCTTCCTTCATCGTTTTGCCGATCTCGAACATGAGACGCACCCATAGCGGATGGTTGCCGTAACCGGTTTCGTCGAGGAACTTCATCATCGGCGAATCTTTCGGCGCGAAGCGATCGATGGCGCGCTTAGCGACTCGCAGAGTGTCGGCCAGCTTGTCGCCGCCGATCTCCTTGTCGGTTTGGACTTCCTTCTTCCATTGTTCCGCTTCGGATTTCCGCAGCTGCTGCTGACGTGTATTCCACGCGACCGCCAGCGCCTGGTTGTGGTCCGCAAGCTTTTGCGCCGCTTCGATCGTCATGCCGTGCTGCTTGGCGTAGGCAACGACCGCATCGCGGTCTTCCTGAGGCGTGGTCTCGGTAAACTTCAGCTCGTACTTTTCCGGAATCGCTTTTTTGCGCGCTTCCGCATCGTCGTTCTTGAACTTCGTCACCGCGGCCTCGCTGGCCGTTTTAATCGCGTTCGTGAAGTACGTCTTCTGTTCGTCGCTCGTGAGCGACGCCGTGAAGCCGGCGTCGTCTTTAATCTCGCTCATTGGGATCCTCACCGCCGGCTTCGGTCTCGTTGGCCGGCTTTCGATTGCGTTGACCCGCCACGTGGGCGGCGTATTCCAAGTCGTCTTGACGCTGCTGCTGGACTTTGTCGGTCAGCATCGCGATACGGGCCGTCTGGTCCACCTGATCGATACAGTCCTCGATAAAGCTCGCGACATCCGAGCGGCACGCGTTGAACCCCGCGATCGCTGCATTCGGATTCCAGAGGTTGCCTTCCGGCCTCAAGTGGTCGATCAACCACTGCAACATCCGCCGCCCCTCCGGAATCGACACGACCGCCTTCAGATCGTTGTGCTGGCGCTGGACGCGCCGCTTCTGCTGGCGTGTTCGGATCTCAACCTGGCCGGAGTCGGCTGCGTTCATTAGAAACCTTTCAGGTAGGCGATGGGGCCTTTGGTTGCCGCGAATGCCGTCGGCACCGTAATCACGGTGGCCGGCGTGATCGCCGAGTTGGTCGCGCTCGTGGTCATCTGATCGACGACCGTGCTGGCCGCCGTCAATCGGATGTTGTCAGTACCGGTATCCCCAGCCACGGAGATGAAATACAGACCGGGCCCGATGCTGATTGCCGACGTGGTCGCGATGTCCTGGAACGCGTTGTTGCCGCTCGTGGTCGTACCAGTGGCGAGCGTGTTACCCAGCAGCGCACCCGATCCGTCGTAGAGCGCGTACACGACCTTGTCTGTTCCCGTCGTGCCGCCATTGAGCGCGTCGATGCTCGTGACGGTCATCGCCCGCGGCACGACGACACTCGTGATGTACTGCGTGTATTGGACCATCGTGGTCGCAGTACCGAGCGAGCCGTAGGCGACAGGTCCGACCAGTGAAGGAACGGACGTGTAGATCCGAAGCCCGGGCAGCGGATTCAATCCGAGCAGCGAGCCGGTCATGGTGCCCGACGTCCGAGAGTCGAATGTCACCTTGAAGAGCGCGTTACCGGCATTCGTGTTGAAAATGCCGGAGACGTTCGCGGTGAACTGGAGAATCGAGGCATAACTGACGCCGCCGTTGTCGGAGCGATAGACATTCACTGTGCCCACCCACGATCCAGTGATTGCGTACGCGATCGATTGGCCGCCAGGCACAAAGCACGTTGAGGAACTCGCGCCGCTCGACGCCAACGAGATGCCAGTGACACTGCAGCCCTGCGCGAACGCGTGAGGAGCCGCAACGCCGATGAGACCCAGGAGGACCAAGACACTAAAGAGAACTTTCTTCACGATGTGACTCCTTCCAGAACGTGCTTGAGCACGCTGTCGTTTTCCATGTCCGAGCCCGCCAGGTTCTTTGTCGTCTTCGAGGCTTGCTCGGCTTGCGCCAATTGCAGTTGTCGCTGTTGTTGTTTCTGAACTTCCGCCATCGCTTGCTGCGCTTCATCGTCGGGCACGACGAGTTTCGGATTGACGCCAAACAGATCGGCGTACTCATCGACGACGCCGGCGAAGTTGATCTTGTGCGCCACGATGGGCGCCGCCTCGATCATCGGATAGACCGATTGCAGCCAGCCGCTCAGCGCCGAGATGCCCACCATCTTCTGGGCTTGCGCCATGATGGAGATGTACTCGACTTTGAGTCGTAATCCCTGGATCTCTTGCGGCGGTTCAGGGATCAAGCCCGCGCGGTCCATGATCGCGTAGGCGCGATCGACGAGCGGATCGAGCAGTTCGTCATTCATGCGCTCGAGCACCGGTCCCAGGGCCAGCAGTTTTTCTTCGTGCCGCTGCGCGACTTCCGTGGCGGTCATCCGCGGATTGCTGGGCGCGTCATCGCGTGCGGAGATCATCCGGAACAAATCCGCGAAGAACGCCTGCTTGATGCTGTTGCGCACATCCCCGACGTCCGCCAGGAGATACTCGATGCCCTTCGGCGGAATGTCGTGGATCGCTTTGATGGTCGCGTTCGGATTGAGAGGGTCGGTGGCGCTGTACTCGCCCGGCAGTAGCGACACCCGGCGACTGCCTAGCATGGCCGGTCCGGTAATCGGTGGGTTGATGAGCTTTTCCTCCGCCTGCGCCTTGCGCCGCTGCATGATCTGCAGGGCCCGCACATGCGGCAAGGCGACCATCCCGGGACAACTGGAGGCGTACCAATCGAAACCCGTGACGTGCCAGCGCGGGGCAAGAATCGGAAACTCGTCAAACCCCGACCGTCGAAGGAACATGCCTTTGGTGGAGGACTTTTCCCAATAGAGCGACGCCCACGGCTTGTACTGGCTTTCGAACCGCTCCGGATCCGCGTCGGGATTCGGGATAACCATCCAGCAGATGTCGACCTTGTTCTCAGTCTGATGCCGATCCCACAGGCTTTTGACATTCGGAGAAATAGTCGAGAAGTCCGGATTGCGCGTGCTGCCGCCGAATTCCTCGACGATCTGCCGCACACTCATTTTGTATTCCATGCTGAAGCTGTCGACCAGGCCGCGCGCGGAACAGGCAACCGAGAAGCTGCCGATCGGATAGGAGTAGCCGCGCAACAGCTCCTTACTGTCTTCCATGAGGCCCATGGCCGGAGATCCGAACACGCCAAGATCTCCATAAAGGGTCGGCAAAACGTTATAGATATTGGACCGGCTGAATGTGTTCAGCATGCGAGTCGTGACCGCGTGGAGCCATTGCTTGACGGGCCCGAATTCCGCGAGATCCGGATCGGAGGTGGTGAGTCGGAACCACGGTCGAGCCGGCGACGTGACGCCGGAATGCAAACCGCTCTGGAGAATTCCGGCGGCATAGGTCGCGGTACTGTCGACGATCCGTCCGCTCCGCCGTTCGTTGCGTTGCTGCTGGTCGTCCTCGTCGGTCAGAAATCGAGTGCGCCGCGGCAGGAT